CCGCAGCGTTCTCTCAAGTTACTACGCAACAGCGCGCGGCTTCTCTGCCTGCCTTCACGCCCTACCAGCAATCGAACTTCCCTGCGTTGGCTGGCCTGTCTGTATCAGTTTCTGGCGGCACCATCACAATCAGCGGAGTGAAGACGCAGGTGCCCTCGGTCCGGCTTAGCCTCGCACCGAACACGACTACAAATGTCTATGTCGACATGGTGCAAGGGCTGATTCTGAGTACGACCAGCGCGTTTACGTCGATTACGAACACGTATTATCCGGTTGCCACAGTCACAACGAATGGCACGCAAGTGATTACGCTGACTGACGTTAGGCCGGATGTGTTCTATGTTTCAGGTGCAGGCACCGGAACAATCACTTCGGTATCTTCAGGCACAGGCCTGAGCGGCGGCGGTGCTAGTGGAGGCGTAACGCTTGCCCTGCAATCTGCATTGCCGAATGGCCAAACAGCTACAACGCAGAGCACTGGCGACACTACAACGAAAGTTGCCACGAATCAGTTCGTAGCCAACAGCTTCGCCTCGCCTCCAGCGTTAGGCTCAAGTGTTCCAGCAGGTGTAAATGCCACTACGCTGAGCGCTTCCGGTGCGGTGAGCGGCACCGGTTTTACCAATCTGTTTGCCTCGCCTCCAGCCATCGGCGGCACGGCCGCTGCTGCTGTCAATTCGACCACATTCAGCGCGAGTGGAGCTGCAAGCATGGCTAGTACGGCCGCGATCGCTGGCCCGCGGCCATGGATTGACGTCACGCAGGCAACGTACGGCGCCGATCCGACAGGCGTAAGCGATTCGGCGACGGCAATCAATAGCGCTGTTGCGGCGTGTCCCAACGGCGGTACCGTCTTAATTCCTCCAGGCACTTACATCCATAACAGCCAAATTACCTTGGGCAATGCCAACTGTGTTTTGAAGGCCTATGGCGCCACAATCAAGAAGAACTACAATTCCTCGGCAGGGCGCCCAGGGCCAAGCGGTTCGATAGTGGTTACTGCTGCGGGCGTCAGGATTGAAGGCCTGACCTATGACGGCAACTGCAACGCTTCAGGCGGAGCTTGCGCTGGGAATACTGGTATCTGCATCACGAATGCAGCCAATGTCTCAGGATTCTCAGTCATCAACTCCAAGATTACGAACTGCGAAGTGGTTGGCCTGAATATCACTTCTGCTGCATCGTATACGAACCCGGGCCCGACCAATGTGCAGATTGCGCACAACTACATTCAGTGCCCTGCAGTATCGACCGCGGTTGCTGCTATTAGCCTGCAAGGCCAAGTTGGGCCGGGATTGATTGAGGACAATATCCTTGATTGCGGCAACAGTTCCTATGCATCCGGGCCCGGAACCATTGAGATTGAATCGCAGGGGCTCACGACCAGCATCAGCAATTGGATCATCAATGGCAATACGATTACCTGCCCGGGCACTACAAACCAAGGCTGGTGCATTCAGTCAGGCGGGTTCAATGCCTATACGACCCGCAACATGGTCTATTCCAACAACATTCTGCTGTGCCCATCAGGCGGAACTTCGACCCTGTGCGGCGGGCTGTCGCTGCAAAACAATCTCAACCCGACAGTGACCGGAAACACCTGCAACTTCAATGGCATGACCATCAATTACACATGCTTTGAAGTGATAGGCACGACTGGCGGAACCTTTAGCATCAATACTTTCTATACCGAAACGCCTGGTACGGCCTGCGCCATCACGGTTAACCAATCAAGCAAAGTAGCTATTACAGGCAATAACATCTATGGCTTTGGGCAAGCTGGTGATGGCAGCAACGTGGCTGGAGGCATCTGTGTAGGCGGCACGCATGCCCAAGTGCAGATTGGCTCCATGAGCGAGTCAAGCAATACCGTTACAGTAACGGTCGCATCTCCGCCCCTGCCTGGCTGGATACAGCCCGGATTGACAATCAACCTCACTGGAGCCACGACAGCCGGCTATAACATCTCAGGCCTGATTCTGGATGCAGGCTATTCGCGCACCAGCGGCACATTTACAATCTACAATCCGACCTCTGGGCTGGGCGCTTGTAGCGGCGGCTGCACTTCTTCTGCATTCATCCAGTCGATGCAATCCAATAACGTGATTGCAGACAACATAATCAATCTGCCCTGCCAGGGCACGCTGACCAACAATCGCTATGGCATTCTGGTGCGGCCAAATTCGTCGACCGACCTTGCCAATGCCAATAAGATTCAAAACAATACGATCATTGGCTGTGGCGGCGGAGCGACAGGGGATTTTGGCATTCGCACGGCCGGCTCTGGAACGCAGGCTGATAACGTCTACGCAGACAACAAGTTCATCAATCTGGCGACTGGGTTCTCATTTACTCAGGGCACCGGCAACATGGAATGGGGCTCGACTTTCACGAACGTGACAACGCAGGTAGGCATTTCAGGCTCGCCCACATTCGCAGCCTCGGAAACGTTCAACGTACCTACAGCGGATGTAGCTTCATGCGCAGGAACCTACAAAGGGAAATCCATGTGGATTACGAGCAATACGGCCGCAGGCTTTGCCACTGCATGGAGCGGTGTGACCGGCGCCAATAACTACCAGTTCAAGTGCAATGGCACAAGCTGGCTGGAGATAGCCGAGTAATGCAAGTGCGCTTCCGCAAAGTGCGCGATTTGGATTTCGACACGCTCACTCACTGGATTGCGCAGGATCCGGAGCACAAGAACATTGGCGCAGACTTCTTTGCGCGGCCTGTCTCACTTGTGATTGAGACTACAGACTCCAAACCATTGATTTATCTGCGCATGGAAGGCGAAGCGCTCGCGACGGTCAGGCTGCATATCCAGTTTGGGCCGAATCGCAAGCAATCGGCATTAGGCTTGATTCATGGCTGGCCTATCTTCATGCAAAAGCTAGGCTTAACGAAGGTGCGCAGGCTGGTATTTGACAGCAAATCTCCGGCACTAATCGGATTCTGCAAAAGGCATTTCGGGTTCTCAGGAATCCCAGGTACGAATGATTACGAATTGATGGTCGACGAGGAGCCATATGGCAGAGCACAAGGAACTGACGGAATTAGCGCATCACGCCTTAACGCATAAGGGCGCAGCGCACGGCAAACCAAAGCCCATGCGCGAGATGCATGTCAAAGAGATGCACTCAGGCGGCTTTCATGTCATGCGGCACGATGGCCAGGGCGGAATGAGCGAGCATGCAGCGCCAAGCATCGATGCGGTGCATGACCATGTGCACGAGCATTTTGGCGCAGAGGCAGCGGAAGCAGCCGGTGAAGGCGAAAAGGCTGGCGGCGATGATGGCGAAGCCGAAAGCAAAGAAGAATAATCGGAAAATGAGACGCGATTTAATTGCTGTAGCCGCTTTCTATATTTGGCTGATTGCCATTATTTTGCTAGCCAAATTCGTGGTTTGGGCGGCGAAATAGGAGGAATAGCCATGCCATGGAATAAAGTCATGGGAAAATGGAAATCAGGCGAGCTGCATTCAGGCTCAAAGTCTGGGCCGCCTGTAAAGAGCCAAAAGCAGGCTGTGGCCATCATGATGAGTGAGAAGCGCGCAGCACAGGGCGGCAAGAGCGAATACAAGGCCAAGTGAGCATCAGCACACTCAATACGAGTGAGCGGCAAGCGCTGAAATATCTGGCATGTACGAATCTGTATGTGCTCGGTAAAGACTTACTGCATAAGGACTTTGTAGCGAATACGCATCAATCGATGTGCGATTTCTACGTGCGCAAAGACCCAGCCACGCATTTCAAAGAATTCGCTCAAGCATATCCCGGTGCACATGACCGCATTCAGCTTGTGCCGCGGAATACCTACAAATCGACTATCAAAGTCATCGACAATGTGCAGTGGATTCTGAATTACCCTGAAATCCGCATCTTGACGGTTACGGCCGATAAAGAGCTTGCAACTGCATTCATTGACCAACTCACGCGCTATTTCACTGTGCAAGGCAAGGCAGAGCGCAATCCTGAGACGAATCTGCTCGAGGGCGGCCGCTGGACTGAATTCCAGGAGCTATTCAAAGAGCACTGCATATCTGAATCTGAAGCGGTGCGCGGTGAATTCATTACGCCTGCCCGTAAGTTCTTGCCTGCCAACCTTATAGAGAAAGAGCCAACTGCTGGCACAATCTCCATGGAAGGCACAAGCTCAGGCTGGCATTGTGATGTGCTCGACTATGATGACCCAATTTCTGACCGCAACTCAGAATCTGGCAATCGGCTCGAGCAACTATCCAATCGCATGGCAATGATTTTTGAATTGCTCATGAACTATGGCTTTCGGCATATTGTAGCGACTCGCTATCAGCCTTCCGATCCTTACGGCATTCTGGCTGAAACGCACGGCATTCGTGAGCTTTATGGGGAATTCGAGTCCGATGGCCTGAAATACATGTGCAAGCCAGCATTATGGCTCAAAGGCGAGCCCTATAAGCAGCCTGATTACAAGATGACCGGCTTCCCGCGCGCAGAGGAAGTGGATTTGTTCTTTCCTGAAGGCGCGCCATACGGTGCATTGAAGAAGAAGTTCAAGAATAAGAAAACCTTTTATTCTCAGCAGCTTAACAATCCATTCGATGCGGCTGAGATGCCATTCACAGAGGAGCTAGTCAAATCCTGCTTCATTGACCATACGGCTTTGCCAAAGACTGGCGTGACATATGCAGCGTGGGATCTCGCATTGTCGACGAAGGCCTATCGTGATTACACCGTGGGCATCATCGGCATGATTGATGAGCAGCGCAGATGGTGGATTATCAATATCATCCGCTCACGCTTCGACTTCAGCGAAAAGTGCTTCCAAATCGTCAATTCCATACGAAATTTCAGGCCCATTCGCACAGCCATTGAAGATGTGCAAGGCGCGCAAGCTTCGATGGTTGAGCCATTGTACCGATTGAGCAAGACCATGAACACAGAGCTGAATATCGACTGGGTTCCGATTGGGCGCGGCAATGGCTTAGATGCTAAGTACATCCATATGTGCAGCTTACATTCGTGGATGACTTCGAAGCGCATATTCTTCCTGAACACAATCGATTGCTTGGATGACCTGGTGAAAGAGTTTGTGCATGTTGGCCGGCGCAACTCGAGCATTCACGATGATATCCCTGATGCGGTCGCGCATCTCGTCAAGCAATACTCCGGACCAGCACAAGTCAGTGTTCCCATGTCAAGCTCGCAAGAACAATGGGCGCAAATGCGTGAGAGCGAATTCGAGCAATTGATGTTTCGGCGTGGCAAATACGCGCCTGGCAGCAATTGGGATCGTTCATGGGCGCCTGCACCAAAAGAGAAGCCCAATCAATTCATCGACCCAATGACAGGTCTTCCAAGTCCTTATCCCATATAAGCATGCGCATACAAAATAACGCGTCCGCGCATATGAGAGCGTGCAGCATAGTAGTTAAAGCGTCTTCGTCCTTATTGGAGGTAGATAGTTCTCAAGCTCTGTCCGTCATTCCAAACCCTATGGAATCAATGAGGCTCCGTTCGGCTCGAATGAGGCACCGGGGCACTTACCCTGGCAGGGGGGTGGGAAAAAAGTTCGGATGCGCCGCTTCCCGGCAATTATTACACTGTAACCCTTTGCGAATGAAGCAGTTAGAAGCATGCTTAGGCGGTAGAGAAAATGGCGAAAATGGAGTGGGAGAGGGGCGGCAAGATGGTGAATTGGGCCCGCTGTGAGCGCTGCGGGATGGCGGAGGAGTGGGAAGATTTGCGGAAATGGGAGATTTGGCGAGAGGAATATTTGGGTTTTCCGTGCGCGGTTATCGCGGATTACATGGTTTGCGACGTCTGTTTTGGCATTTTGGCGGAAATTATGGCAAATGATAACCAACTCGCCAACATTTAAGTCCTTTGTTTCTGGTGTGAGGCACGAAAATTCCCGGGCTGAGAGTTTTGGGGAAATGAGCGAGGAAGTTTACTAGAATGGCAACAATTCAGGATGAGCGGGTAGTCGGCAAGCAGATATTCATGGAGGATGTGCCGACGCCGTTTAAGACCGAGGACGATGCGGCGATTGAAATGGTACTGGCGGATGCTGCGAATGCGCAGTCCTGGATTGAGTCAAACCAGTGGAATGAGAACTGGCGGCAGATAGATATTTTGTACGACAGCCCAAAGATATTCAGCGTGTGGGAAGGGACGGTACAGCAGAAGCCGGCGGTGAACCGGTATACGCTGGCGCAGCATGTGAACTCGATTCACCCAACGCTGATTGAGGGGCTGTTTTACAACGAGGAATGCTTTGAGGCAGAGCCGCGGCCGGGAACAGCTTCGGAGACGGTGAGGGCCCGGGCGGCGGTGATTAAGGCGCAATTTGAGGAAATGGACTTTGAGAATGAAGTGAGTCTCGGCCTGTTTCAGCAGATACTGCACGGCACAGGAATCTGGAAGTGGGGGCTGAAGTACGAGGAAGAAGAATACTTCACGTATGAGCGCAAGGAGCCGCCGCTCGAGCAGACGAATTCTTTAGGGCAGACGGTCACGGCGAATACGGCCATGTCAAAGCAGTGGCGGGAAGTGAAGCATACCCGCATGGCGGTGAAGCCGTTCTTTGAGAACTTGGATTTGCGGGATGTATTGGTCGACCCGAAGTTGAAATGGCCAGACATTCGGCGCGCCGGGTTCGTGATTCACAAGTCGTATGTGACCCTAGATGATTTGTTACGCTTAAAGAAAGACCCGAACTTTGGCAAGTATCTTACTGAAACTGAAGATGAAATCAAGGCATGGTTCAATCCGCCAGAGAAGGAGCAACCGGCGCAGCTTGGCAACCTCGATACGACTCCTGGTAGCCCTGCTATTGCTGGCCAGGGTGTGCCGGGATGGCTCGAGACTACGGAAGACCCTTACGAGCAGTCGCTCATGTGCCTGGAGCGCTGGAGCTGCGATAAGGTCATCACGGTATTGAACAATAAGAAACTGATTCAGAATCGAGAGAATCCCTATGGATGCATCCCCTTCTACTCTGCGAATTGGTACAACCGCATCCGGGCGTTTTATGGGCTTGGAGTGGGAAAGATGGTCGGGACTGACCAACGTCTCCAGCAAGGATTGGAAAACGCCGGGCTTGAGTTATTGCAGCTCATTCTTGATCCGCCTTTCGCGGTTTCAGATGACGCTAACGTGCCATCGCAAAATGTCCGATTTCGAAAAGGCGGATTCATCAAAATCAAGGGCGACGTCCGCGCTGGAATCGCGCCCCTAGAAATGCCCCGACTCCCGGTCGGAGAGCTATTCGCTTTCCTGTCGAACTCCGAAGCCAAATCAGAAGCCGCCGATGGATCCAATGCGCTATTCCAGCAGGGCAGTATGCCCGGACCCGGCACCGCCGGAAAGTCAAGCGCAACGAGGAATGCCACCGGCGCCGCTGGAGTAATCGCCGCTACCTCTGGAAGACTTCAAGGACCACTAGAACATTTCCTGCAACAGGTCTTTATTCCTTGGATTTACCAGCTTGACGAATTGAACCGCAGATTCATTATGACCACGTCCGAAGGCTCAGATGTAATCAAGGCGGTGCTGGCCGAGGAATTGGGCAAGGATTACAAGTTTGAGGAAAGCGACTTCCTTTCCGGGCGCGTGAAGTTCTCAGTGAAGGCGGGCGCGCATCTGGCCTCGCGCAAGCTCGCCGCGCAGATGCTGCCAGTCATCACGCAAATCTTCGATAACCCGCAGATTCAGCAGCAGTTAAACCAGATTTCAGAAGAATACGTTGACGTCAAGGAATTGCTTTTGCTGTGGCTTGAGATTATCGGCCTGCATAATCGAAAGTCGCTGATTAAGCCCATGACGCCGCAAATGAAGCAGAATCAGAAGGCGCAGGGCGAAATGGCAAAGGCGCAGGCGCAGGCAATGCTGAAATCGCAGGACTTCCAGCAACAGCAGCAGCTTTTGAAGCAGAAGGGCGAGCAGGGCATTGCCCGGGACGTTATCAACAAGAGCCTCGACCAGGGCGGAGATTACCTCCTGCGGCATGAGTTTGAGCAGGCGCCGGAGCAGTTGGGCGAGGGCGAATGATAGAACTTGACCCAATCAAGCGCGCCACGCTGGTAGGCATTGCCGATTCTGCTGGGCTAAAGCTCGTCTATGAACTGCTTGAGGCAATTTGCACGGAATCGGAGAATGAGCTTTTGGGCGAGCCGCCATGGTCGCCAGAAATTCAGGGTAAACATGCAGTAGCTTATGCCCAAGGCAAAATGATTACGCGGCTGAAAGAAGTCATCAAGTTCCATGTGGCCGAACATAGAGGAGTGGAGGAATCATGAGTACGGCGACCGAAGAAACTGGCATTGAGCGCTACTGGCGAGAACAAGCCGAAAAGGAACGCGCTTATGACTGCCTATGCAGTCTGCGCAAGCCGGAATATCCGGTAGATGCACATGCGATTGCATGTGTCATTTTCAATAAAAAGAGGCGCGCAGAGGTGGAATCGAAATGAGTACGCAACCTGTCGCAGTTCCAGAAGCGACTGCCCCGGTAGTTGAGCAGCCGAAAACCAAGATTCGCAGGGAGATACAGCCCAAGGATGCGGCCGGAAATCCTATTGGGGCACCGCACGTTTATGAAGGCGATTCCGAGCAGGAAGTCATGGATAAGATGGCGGCCGCGATTGCAAACGGCACGCTTAAGATTCGGGAACTGTCCCGAAAGGTTACTCTCGAACCCTCAACTTTCACGCCGCCCGAAGGCGCCGAACTCTATCAGGACATCCCAGAGCCCAAAGTCAGGGAACTGACGCCGGCTGAGCGGCTCGAGATTTCGCGCAAGTTCGCGGATCCGGAGAAGGTGCAGGAAGCTTACATTGAACTGCATACGGCGACTTCCGGCCTCTCGCCCAAGCAGGCGGCAGAATTGCAAGTCATCCAGGCGCGCGCCGCGGAAAAGAATCGCGTGATTGCCGAAGCGCAGCAGTTTGCCGAAGCGCATCCAGACGTAGTGGCCTTTGAGGAGAATAATCGGGCCATTCTGGATTACATCAAGAGCCGCGGATTGGCTCTGAGTCTCAAGAATTTCGAGCGGGCATACAAGGAGCTTGGCGACAATGGACTATTGCTCGCCGCCCCTGAGCCCCCAACAGCAGCACCTAGCCCTGCCCCAGAGGTTCGGATTGATCCTCCCAAACCAGCGGCTAGCCAGACGGCCATACCCTTGGCGATGAACAGGAGCAACGCTTCCGGAAGCGGGACGCCTGTGCGCAAAAAGGGGCCGTCCGCAAGAGAACTCGCAATGATGAGCCCTGCAGAACTCAAGAAGTACTATGAGGAAACAGGGCAATGGCCGAAGAAGTAAGCGCTGGACTAGCGCCGAAATCATACAGCCCATCCTTCCGGTTCCCGACATAACCAATTCCGGGTAAAAGTCTATGTCTGGATACAATCCAGCATCAACGACCAGCAATGCTCTGCCTCAAGCGACGGTCACATTCTATGACCGTAACTTCGTCCAGAACTTGAAGTTATGGACGCTGTTCCTGCGCTTGTCCGAGCGGCGCCCGCTGCCTATGAACTCCGGCAACAAGCTGGAATTGTTCATGTACCAGCCCCTCGCCGCTAACACCGCCCAAATCTCGGAAGGTACTGTCGGCTCCGGCTTGACTCCGACTGTGCTTACCAATACCACAACTATCGGCCAGTACGGCGATTACATCTCGCTTTCCGACTACGCCCTGCAAACTGCAATCGATGACGCTCTCGGCAACCTGAGAGAAGAAATCGCCTATCGCGCGGCATTGTCGCTGAACACCGTGCATCGCAACGTTGTCGACACTGGCGCCTCAATCGATTCTTCGGTTTCGGCTCTGTCGCTTGCCTACAACGTCACCATGTCGAAGACGGTCTTTGTGGCTATGGTGCAATCCCTGCAGGGCCGCGGCGTAAAGCCGTTTGACCAGGCAGCCAACCGCTTCGGCATGCTGATTCACCCGTTTGTAGCCGGTGACGCGCTGAATGATACTTCAGTCGGCGGCATCACGGATATTGCCAAGTTTGCGGCAGTGCGCGGCTCTCAGGACCGTGACATGCTGTACGACCTGCCTGGCGAAGAAGCTCCGATTCTCGACATTTCGGGCATTCGGGCTTACCAGTGCCAGATGGTCACGCAGACCGCCAACTATCTCAGCCACACCGGCGTAACCGCTTTCCGCACATACGTTTTTGGGCAGAATGCCACATTCGGCATCTCGCTTGGGGCAAAGGAAGGCGCGAAAATCGGTGAAGGCGAATGGCGCAACATCTCGACCGAACTGGTAAAGTCTCCTGCAACCTCAGCGGCAGACCCAGTCGGCGTGATCGGTGGCTGGACGTCGTACAACCTGAAGTATGCGGCTTCGCTCGGTCCTGATACGACCTTGCGCTACCGCTATGCTGATGCTCCGTCGAATATCAGCTAACCCCCTGGGGCGGGATTCGGGAAGGGGATTCCGCCCCGTTTTTTAGGAGAATTCCATGTCATCGACTGCATTGAATCCAGCAGCCCTGATTAACACCGCCAACACGGGCGCAACGTATTCCACGGCCTACCCGAACTCGAGCCCGTATCTGTCGATTGCCGCGAATCTGCAGCCGGGCGTGTGCGGCACGGCGGATGGTCTGGCAGCCTATACGACGTCAACGCCGAATCTGGCTACGGCCAACATCCAGACCACGACAGCGTTTGCCACGGCGCCGAAGACGGCCGTCAACCCGGCAACGCCGTTCAACAATTTCCAGACGTACAACCCCGCAGGAACGGGGACGCTCGGCACTATCAATGGGCCGACTGAGTATCCGAACATTGGCGTGCAGGGAGTAGGCACAACGCTTTAAGGAGAAACCATGGCACCGAAAACCACTCAGGAACTATTGAGCGCACCGATTGATTCTCTCAGCGAGGCAGAGATTTCGCGGCGCATGACCATTGTTGCCTTGCAGAAGGCAGAGCGCGAACTGGAAGTCGTGCAGGCGCAGAATCAGGAATACGTTGACCAGAAAGAAACCAAAGAGCGCATGGCGAAGGCCAAGACGGAATCCATCAAGGCTGAGCAGCAGCGCCAGGAATCGGAGCGCCGCGCCTGCAAGCACAAAACGGGCGGGCTCGGCATGCCGGGGATTCTGAACGGCGATGGCGACATTTACGGCTATGCGGTCGCTCGCCAGGTACTGCCCACAGGGGAAGTCTACGGCTTGTGCTTCCGCTGCCAGAAAGAATGGCACATGCCGAGCAAGCGCGCGGTCATCGACGGGCGCCTGTCGCTGATTGAGTACGTGCAGCAGGAGAAGGAATACAACGAGATGCTGAAGTGGCCCGCCAAGACCTTCGATACGCCTAACGGCGAACTGGCCGGGTCAATCCGGTTCAATATCCCCGCCTTGCAGAAGCAGCGGCAAAAGGATGATGCGGACTTTGCCGAGTATCTGGGCAAGTTGCCGCCGAATGCTTTGGCCATGGCTGGGATTGGCGTTGCCTTAGTGGAGAAATAGAGATGCCCAGTTCTACGGTGAGCCTGCAGTATTGCATTGATGACGCCATGCGCTTTGGCGACCTTAAGCCTGTTCTGCAGGCTGGCGGATCGTCCATGGAGCCTGCCTTGACGATTGCGAATATCGTTATGGCCGAACTCTGCAGCCGCCGCTACAACTGGAAATGGAACTCTTTCAACATCACGCCCTTTGCCACGAATGGCTGGCAGAACGATTACCCTTCCGGGGGAACTGCACAGGCAAACGGGGCATGGCTGACGAATCCTGCCAATCTGACGAATCTGGGCTGGCTTGAGTCTGGCGTAATCATTGACATCAACTCGAGCTGCATTCCGAAGCGCAAGTTTCCGCTGGAAGTAGGGAAGGCGATGCTGCCGACGTCCAACTCCTATGGACGGCCTTACCAGGCCAACTGGCTGAACAATGCCAACATGCAATATGGTACTTGGGGGTCGGCAGCAACCGTTCCTAATTCCAATCTCACTGGGCAACTGAATCCCGGGCCGGGGGTAGTGTATGGCAATCCAGTGGGCGTTACGGTTACTCCGCAGAATCCAATCACGCAAATCATCGACCCAAACGGCAACCTGCAAATCCTTACACAGTATGGGACGTGTGGGGGCATCGCCCCAAGCTGGCCTGCCGCAAGTGCAGCAGTGGGCACAAATACAGCAGACGGCACCGTGCAATGGACTGTCGCAGACCCTTACGGACAAGGCATACGTCTTAGCCCCATCGAAGCTTCTGGAGGCGTTGTGTGGCTCGTTATGCTTGTCGGCCAATACAAGCCCCAGCGATTCTCGACCCTCGGGCAATTCATAGACCCGATTCCGGACGATTTCTCGCAGTACTTCATGCAGGGCTTCAGAGCCTACTGCTATCAGCGCTCGCCGGAAGAAAAGGTACGCGCCAAGTTCCAAGTTGAATACCAGCTCTGGCAGAAGGCAATCATGGACGCCATGGGGCAGGCCGACCGCGAGCCGGAGACTTACGGCGCCTTTCCGTCGACCGATATTATGGGCGGCTACGATTACCCGAACCCGGGCCCGGCTTGGCCGTTCGCCCCGCCGATGTAACCTATGGCCTCAAACACTCGCACTATCCAAAACTCAATCGATTGGGCGACGTTCTATATCGGGCGTCGCCCCGCCGCCGTGCTCAACAGCGAACCCGCCCTGACTTCGGCGAATCTGGTGCAGCAGACCATTTTGGCGCCGCCGTTCAAGTGGCCATGGAACCGCGCAGTCGCATCGTTTGCGCAGCCGAGCACGGACACGCCGCAATCACTGGCAACGTTTGGCTGGATTGAGAAAGCCTCAGTGACCGATGGCAGCGGGAATGTTTACGAAATCCCGACCATCAAAATGGAATTGACGCAGGATGCGGGCACGGGGCGCGCTAATAGCATCGGCGTGTTCCTTGATGACAACAATGGGAACATCACTTTCCGCTTTCTGCCAGGCACGCCGGACCAGGCCTACACCGTGAAGGTGATTTACCAGCAGCGCGCGCCGCTGATGACTACTCTTTCGACCGTTTGGACGATACCCGACATGTATGGGCACATCTACAACTGGGGGTTTCTGGCCCTGATGCAGCTTTTCGCCGATGATACCCGGTTTCAGGTGGCCAATTCCAAGTTTATTGCCTCACTTTTGGCAGTTTCTGAGGGTCTGACCGAGCAAGACAAGGCTATTTTCATGAATCAATGGGAAAATGTGACCCTTGCAGCAGTCCGCGGCGCAAATAAGACGCAGCAAGGCTATGCCGGAAGGCAAATCTAGTGCCTAGTCCGCTGACACAAGCCGGCGCGCAGATGGATAAGCCCGAAAAACGGGCTCCGCTGCACATCAACCGCTTCTTTACGGGCCTTTGGACGAACCGCGGGCCTTTGCGCGAGGCTGGCGTACCGTATTTATACGAAAAGTTCTATTCCGGCGCCCGCTTTGACTCAGTTTGGGCTGGATCGAACATGGAATTGACCACTCGGCTGACTTGGGCGCGGCGACCGGGGCTTTCGGTCTACAATTCGCAAACTTTCCCGGCAATTGACGAGTTTTACCCGTTCCGCGTCACGGATCCGCTCAGCGGAGTTGAGACAATCCGGCTCATTGCCGATTCTGCAGCGACTGTCTACGATGCGACCGGGCCGAGCACGCAAACAACGCTGTATACCAAGGCGGCATCGGCGGGGCAGACCAGTTTCCAGAGTGTAGGCAATACGCTTTACGCCGGAGATGGGGCAGAAGTGTGGAAGTGGGTTTGGGCGCCCGCGTGGCAGCCAACTACGAGGTACCAGACCGGCTTCACTATCCTTGACCCGAATAACAATCTGCAGCAGTTGACTGGCGTGCAGATTAACTTCCCGGGCAATACGATTTTCGGCACAATCCTGACCAATAACGTATGCCAATTGGTCTGGGGCAATACTTCGGCCCAATGGTCGGCAGAACAGCTTACGGACCTGCCCGGCGAGACAATTACGCTCAGCGGCTTTACTACTTTGTCTTTTCTGAATGGGCAGCAAGCCATTGTCAGTTCGGTGCTGAATCGCACGCCCCCATTGTCACAGCAGGCGCTGATGTTTTTTCCGTTTGTCCATACTCCAGTCGGCTATGGCGGAGATACGGGCACGGCCACGGTCACAACTGGGCAGGGAACAAGCGGCAACGTCACGCCGACATGGAGCACGACTATTGGAGCCACAACTTCAGATGGCGTGCTCACCTGGACATGCAAAGGGCCATCTGTTGAGAATTGGGGGATTTTAGGGCCGCTCAATCCGCCAACTGTGGCCAATGTGCTGCAAACGGCTGGGACAGCATGGGCTGCAAATACATACTACTGGCCCGCGCCGGTGATTGTCGATTCAAACGGCAATTTGCAACTTTTGACCACTGCGGGAACTACGGCTGGAGCGCCGCCGGTATGGTCGAGCACGCCCGGCGTTACGACGGCAGACGGAAGCGCAGTTTGGACTTGCGAGGGCTCGGCAACGCGCGCCACGACTACGGCCTATGCCATCAACAGTTACATAGGCGTTACCGTAACGACTACGCAGAAAAAGCTGCTGTACTACAAGAATGGCCTGCCGATCTATACCTTCCAGACCTTCACGAACTACTTTCTGTTCCAATGCACCATTGCAGGCACGAGCAGCGGCACATCCACCGCGAATATCAGCTGGCCGCAAACTCTCGGCGGCACAGTCGTAGATGGCACGGTGACTTGGGCCAATGTGGGCTATCAGGTGACGCGCACCAGTTCGGCCAATAGTTCGCCTTCTTACAATACGCAAGGCAATGTCACGAATACGACTCTGGTAGCTACCAACTCGAGCATCATTGATGCCAGCGGATTCCAGCAAAACGTGACCTTGGCAGGGAAAAGCGGCGGCTCCGCGCCGACTTGGGCAACGAGCAGTTCGGTTGAAAAGCCCGGCCTGGTGACCATTGACAATGGGATTAACTGGACGAATGCCGGGCCGGTCACGGCCGCAAATACCAGCTACTGGGTTTACACGTTCAGTTACAAGAACTCAGTGACTAAGCAGGAATCGACGGCGGCCCCGATTTCCTCACAGATTGTGCTGCAGGGCGGCAACGCGATTTCAGTCAGTGGCGCTGGCGACCCGAACTATGCCACGGATGGCGTTGACACAATCAACATCTACCGCTCCGTGCAGGGTTCGTCAGTGCCATTCTTCCTGACGTCCATCCCTGCGCCTTTGCTTGGGGCGCCATGGTCCTACATTGACAGCACGCCAGACCCGCCCGCGCCTGCGGCGATTCTGAATAATCTCATCTCGCCGGATTTGGTAGGTACGAATGCACCGCCGCCTAGCAATCTGATAGGCCTGACTTACCACTTGGGGCGGATGTGGGGCATTGCAAATGAATTTGTGCAGTATTCGCAGGTGCAAGGGGAAGAAGTAGGCGTAGGGCCAGAATCATGGTCCGCGGGCAACTACTTCCAGATGCCGTCGACTCCGGTCGTGCTCTGGCCTTCCGCGGCGGGCATTTTCTTCTTCACGAATGCCGACATATGGCTCAGTTCTGGAATTGATGGCAACGGCAATCCGCTGACACCGACTCTTTACCTTGGGCATACGGGCATATTGAGCCCGAACAATTTTACGGTGAACGGCTCAGTGCCGGCGTTGCTGGCATCGGATAACACATTCCAGATACTTGACCCTGCCTCGGGCGTGCAGTGGGCAGGGCTGCCGATTGCGGACAAGCTGGCAGCCTTTACCGTGAGCAGCAGCTATGTAACATGGCACTCTTTCGGCACCGATTCTGCCTATTACGTTAGCGATGGGGCAACAGGATGGTATCGGCTCAGCCCCTTATCGCCGCCAGAATCAGGGTTCGCATGGTCAACCTTCGCCACGATTGTTGGCGGCTGTAAATGCGTGCAGTCGGTCGAGACTTCCCCGGGCGTGCGCCAGTTGCTCATCGGGCCCACTAGCTCAGGGCAGATACTTACACGCGATTTGACCACGAATCAGGATAACGGCTCGAATTATGCGGCGAATCTGACCATCGGCTCTATCATCCTGGCCCAGCCGAATCAGTGCGCGGAAATCGTAAGCATCACGACGGAATGCCCGGCTCTGGGCAGCCATCCAACAGTAGGCATTCTGGGCGATGAGATTTCGGGCGCATTCAGCACGTTGACCAGCAATGTGAACGACCCGCCGTACTTGCTGACGTCGAGCACGATTTATGCAGACCGCTGGTACTTCGATACCATGTCCAACCCGGCATGGATGCGTAATCTCATGATTCAGCTTTCGTGGCCTGCGGAGAACTTCCAGAATGAGCTTTACACGTACTCACTCTTTGGCTCAGTGCATTCAGAATAATGCCGCCCCTTGAAGAACTGATCAATTCTCCTATGCGCCATCGGCAATGGACGCAGACTGAGCCTTTGGCCAGTTTGCAAGCGAATCATCCCATGCCATCGCCTGTGGCGGATCCGTACCGCCCGACTCCCGGGCTGCGGTGCCCTTTGCCGCCGATTAACCCGGTGAGTGTGGACAATTTGAGGCAGTTAGACCAACCCGGAGTCCGCTCCGTTCGCGTAATACCGCCGAAATATCAGAGTTCCTAGAGGCTTACCGTGTGCGGAGCAAGCTCTCAACAGACCCAAATCGAAGCAGCGCAGGCCAATTTCTATAACACACTGACCTCGCAATACAGCACCGTATTCGGCCAAGACCAAGCCATTCTGGGGCAGCTTACGAAGGCCTTTGAGCCTATCTTGAAGGCAGGGCCAAACCAGCAAGGCTTCAGCGCGCAGGAATTGCAATCGCTTGAATCGCAGGCGACTACCGGAGTCGGGCAAAACTACAAGAATGCGCAGGCAGCGCTGGCAACGCAACAGGCAGCGCAGGGTGGCGGCAATGCCTTTGTGCCTTCAGGGGCACAGCAGGAGCAGCGCGCACAGTTAGCGCAATCTGCCGCGGCGACCAGCTCGGGCGAGCAGTTGGGCATTGAACAGGCCAACTATGCGCAGGGCTTGCAAAATTTCCAGATGGCCGCAAATGCGTTGGGCGGAGTATCCAGTCAGTTGAATCCGCAAGGGTTCGCTAACTCCGCCACAGGCGCAGGCTCGGCCGCATCGACTACTGCGAATGAGATTACGCAGGCCAACAATAGCTGGATGAATCTCGTAAGCGGGGCGATTGGGTCAGCGGCAGGGGCATTCGGAGCATACGAAGGCGCTAAGTGAAACGTATTGAGGCATTGGCTCTGGCCATTGCTCGAGAGAACAATGCACTGGAGCCGGGCAGTGAGGCATTTCAGACTCTGAATCCCGGCTTGCTGCGCTCGCATTCTGTAGATCGCGTAGACCCTATCAACTCGAATGGCATTCGCACATTCCTGACCTTTCAGGCAGGCTGGCAGGCGCTGCTGAATAACATTCATGCCAAATGTGCGGGAAGGACGCAGGCGCGCGGATATGAAGGCAGGCTGACGATAGATTCCACACTGGCAGATTTGATTCGCACATTTCGCTATGTAAGCGCTCGACATATCATTGATGCGCTGCAGGATGCATTGCAGGATCGGGCCATCAATGAACGCACGAAATTAGGCTTCTTCCTAGAAGGGCTCAATGGAAACGCAGGAAACGGACACTCAAGCACAGCCGACACCCTCAGCGCCGCCACCCAGTAGCGACACGGTGCCGACTCAGACCATGGGGCAACAGGTGCAGGCTGCCACCGCGGGCATGCAGCAGCAGCCCCAGCAACCGCCACAGGAAGCAGCGCCGGCGCATAAGGGCTTCTTCTCTGACCTGTTGCATGCAGTGGCGGATGTGTTTGAAGGGCCGAAGTATGGGCAGCACGTTAACCCGCAGACAGGCGCCATTGAGCAGGTGCCACTGAGCCGTGAGCAGCGCATTGGCGGGCAAATCAGCACACTACTGCGCGGGGCGGCCGCGGGCGCGGCAGAGCATGGCCCTGGGGCAGTGGGGAAGGCGGCGCTGGCAGGTGTGCAATCCGCAGACCAGGCGCGGCAGATGCAACAGGAACGGCTGCAGCAGCAATCGGCCAATGTCAGGGCGACGAACTCGGCAGAGCAGCAGAAGTTGCTGACTCAGGCAAATCTGGCGAAGAATGCGCAAGAGCAAGTGCGGATGGCCCTTGATATTAAGGCGAAACAGCAAGAGCTAGATGAGCACCAAGTTGCTATAGGCGCCGAATTGATGAAGCTGAAAAGCATGCCAGGCGTGCAAGAAATGACGTCATTTAGCACGAATGATGAATTGAACAAGCATTTAGAGGCTGTCGGCCCTGAAACCTCAAAGCAGTATGCCGTAGACGTTGCGAAAAACAATATCGTTCCTGTAATGGGTCCGGATGGAATTGTGCATGTACTCAAAGTGCCAAAGGACACATGGGACCAGCCAGTCGGAGAAGGCCATAAGTATCTGGTGCCCAGCCTCGACCCGAACGACCCCAAGGGCACATTGAAATCCTATGATGTGGACCCGAACACAACGCTAGCGAAGATGTTCCAGGTGCAGGGCAATTACTCGAATGCCTATTACGCCAAACTGGAAGAACAAAACAAGCTAGCCGAGCAGCAGGGCGCATTGAAAAAGCTTCCGGCCGAAATAGCCCACATGAATGCGGAAACGAATCTGGCCGACACGCAAGCCAGAATGCTGATTAATTCTCAGCAGGCGGACCCATTCGGCAATACATCGACCTTGCCCCAAAAGGAAGTGCTCAAACGGCAAGATGCTTTCCAGAAGGACGTAGTAAACAAGGCCTACGATACGGAAAAGGCTTTCCAGATGAGTCAGCAAGCATTCACTGAGTATCAAAATGCACTGAAACAAGGCAAAACATTGCCTACTGGCGCGCAGTCCATGTTGCTGCTTTCTCAGCACTTGGGCACGACGTTTGGCAACGTGAAAGGCTCGCGCATCACGAAAGATATGATTGCTGAGCACTTGGGGGCGCGCGGGGTTAGTGATGCTGCGCATGTTGCAGTGCAAAGGCTCGTAAACGGCGACCAGCTTTCCTCGGCACAATGGGCGGCATTCACTGACCTGATTTCGCAATCGCGTAATGCCACTTGGGAAAATGCGGTATCGAATGCGCGCAATCAGGGCTTGCCGATCACCTTCCTGCCCCGGGGCAATGGCCAGACTCCGCTAGACCCTGCCACGGCGCGAATCTACCTGGATGCAGCTGGCGGCGATAAAGACAAAGCCCGGGCCGCCGCGCAGAAACAGGGCTGGGTACTCCAATAATGCCTGACGTATTCGACCAAATCGCTCCAGCGCAAGCGCCTGCTACTCCACAGGCAACTGGCGACGTATTTGACCGCCTGTCTCAGCCACAGCAAGAACCCGGGCAGGAATTAACGCCGGGCGAAATGCTTTCAACCGGGGCAGGCATCGGCATCCCGGGAGTTGTGCAGGGCGGCGCGCATCTTGCCGGGGCGGTCAAGGGTGTGGGAGAAACCGCGCATACCATCGGGCGCGTGCTGAATAAACTGACTGGTGACAATATCAGTTGGCTGCCAACATCCTTGCAGCAACCAAAAGCGCTGGAATCATCGAATGAAGGCGAGACAGCGGGCAAGATAGGCGAAGGAATCGCCGAATTTGCGCTGGGCGATGAAGCGCTAAAAGGCTTGAGCATCATGGAAAAGCTTGGCGTGGCGCAGAAAATCAGCAAGCTTGCGGAGGAATCGCCAACACTGGCTAAGATTGTGAACGCGGGCCTGACTGCATTGCGCGGATCGGCGACCGGAGCTGCTGCAGGCGGATTGCATGAAGGCGTGCAAGGTGCCGAAACTGGGGCGGCGCTCGGGCCCGTAGCCGAAGCAGTTGGCGCGGGGCTCGGCAAGATTGGCGCTTTCGCCAACATTCCAAGCAAAGCGGAGGCTGGCGAGCTATTCAGCCAGGTAAATGAAGCTATCGGCAACCATCCGGTAATTGCGGATAAGGCAGCGGAAATAGCTGATGAAATCATGAGTCAAAAAGAGCAATTTGGCACGAAATTGCCTGGTATCAAAGATACGCTGAACAAGTTTATCGATGCAGCAAGGGACCCTGAAAATCCTCTGACATTCAAAGACGCGCGCGAATTCCAGAAGAATTTCGCAGGAATTCCGGGGGCAACCAAAGCCAAAATGCAAGGCACGATTAAATCTTTGCTGCGGGAACTGGAAGGCTCTTTGCGGGAATCTTTGCAAGAAACGGCTGATTCAGCGAGCCCTGACATTGGGCAAAAGTACCGCGAAGCTATGAAAGGGTACCGCGCGGCATCGATGGCAGCCAAAGCCAAGGAGCACGTCAAGGAAAACGCCATCAGATATATGGCTGGCGGGGGATTGGTCGGCGAGGCATATAACACCTACAAGACGGCCACAGGAACAAAATGAGCGATATTGAGAAGCTAGAAGAATTTCGCCGCGAAGCTAAGGCGCGCGGTGCCATCGAAATCGACGACAGCCAGCCCGGGCAGGGCTTTCAGGACGATGCCACAGAGCAGCCCTTGGATGCTGAACTGGCCAAGCAAATCGATGAATTCGAGCAGCGTTGCCGCGAGCGCAAGCCGGATACCCGCACCGATGAATTCACGAAGCAGCTGCAGGAAGAAAATACCGATGCCGTGCGCAAGCAGCGCCTGCCGTTCCAGTCCGAGCTTGAGCAGTGGCATCCCGGCCGGATCCTGTGGATGGGAGAATTTCTCCGTCTTCTGCAGATTATTCGCCCGGATGCTTTTCTGGCTGAAGTGTCCTATCTGGGATTAAGGGGCTTGGGCTTCATGCAGAATGGCGTGCCGACTTATTCGGGCGTGTCAGTTCAAAACGGCAACATGGCGGAATGGTCACAGTTCCGTTTCGACAGTCATGGGGTCGCATTGAGCGAGCGCAAAAGGGGCTGGCGGGCCGTTCTGTTGGCCCTGATTGGCAATGGAATTATCAATGTCGAGCAGGCCAATGCAGTATTCGGCGAACCGGAGAATTCGCCGCGCTCTAAGCCATGGCATCGCAAGCTGTTTATCTTGCGCAACGGTCGCTGCCCAGAGTGCCGCAAGCAGCTCTGCGCCTGTGGCGATGGCTACGACCATCTCAGGACCGATGCTTACGCCTACCCGGTTCCGAGCGAGATTGCAAAAGGAAAGCGCCAGATCCTTGAGAGATCTGACGCCTCCGCTTTGTGGATGCCTTGATCAGGTCAGTTTTGATTCGCGCAGGCCAGTATGGGCCAGATAGGAGTCGAATCGGCGAGTTTAATTTGGAGATGCCGCTGCTTTGGCATCAATTTCTTCAAAACCTACAACAATGAATCTGCCGAACTTGGGACGATACGCAGCTTTGCCTAATCCAATGCGCTGCCCGCCCCAGCTAATGATTTCATGCAAATGACCCGGAGTGACGATCTCATCATCGGTCAATTGATAGTCGAACTCCATGCGCCAGCCCGCCTTGAATACAGGCAGGTAAGCAGGGACGCGGCCGCTCATGGTCTGCGGTGTGCTAACCATGACCTCATCGGGTTCCTTGCGGTTCGTGATCTCCAGCCAAGAGCCATCGACCCAGCAAGTCTGCCGAACGGTTTCTTTCATGGATGCGCGGCCGCGACCCTTGAAGTTCTTGGCCGCATCCTTGACCAATGTCTCAAACGCGCGCGCCGGATGGCACAGTTTGCCATCGACGGCATACACCTTGTTACGCCATTCCTCGCCCTTTTCTTGGCGAGATGCGGTTTTCTTCTTGTTCCCGGTAAGCTGGGCCAGATCAGATTCTTTCGGGTTGTCTTGGATCAAAGGCGCGATGCCTTCGATAGTGATGTGAAAGGTTCGGTGCATTTTACCCTCCTAGGTAAAAAGATGAAGTGGTTTGACGAGCAAAGCGATGACTCGTTCGGCATGGAGTCGGCGAGAAAGGGCAAGTAAAGCATCGACATGAAGGCTCATTTCTTTGGCCATTCATTACCACAGCGCCGACACAAAAAGGCATTCTTCTTTTTCAAGAAAATCACCTGTTTGCTTTGGCACTGCGGGCAAACTGGTTGTCCTTGTGTCTTTGCCATGACGCACACTCTCGCACACACACTGAAAGATTGTCAAGCATAAAATGAACGTTGGAGATTTCGTAATCTCGCAATTGGCCCTGCTCGGCTGGCGTGAAGGCAAGCGACTGGCACCGGGCAATCGGGATGCGGCATTGGGCATTTGCCATGTGATTCATAACCGCGTGCTGGCAGGATGGCATGGCGGCGATTGGCTGCAAATCATCGATTCCTTCCCTATGCATGCAGCCAACAATCTGGATGAACTGGATTTTCGCAGCCTGCCAGCCGTGGATGACCCGGACTTTCGGGCCCTGGTGCCGCAAGTGGAGCGCGTTTATTCCGGTGCCCTGCGCGATACCGTTACCAGCCTGCCGAGTGTGCAATTTGCCCTGCCACGCGCCGATGCTTTGGGGCGCAGGCCCATGGCTCCGCCGCCGCAAAGTGCGTTGTTCTGGGCCGACTTGAACAAGATTACCCGCCCATGGTTTCAGGAGCACATTGTAGGACATCGAGAACAGCACCCGATTCTCTCGCACAGCTTGCCGATAACTTTCTTTGGATAGGAACCCGATGCATAAACTACTGATTGCAATGCTATTCGCCTCCGTCTTGGCGCATGGGCAGATTATCAATCCGGGAGGCGGTTCCGGCTCCGGAGTCGGTTCCGGGGCCTCTCCGGTCATGGCGTTCTACCTTGCTCCACAATGCCCCGCAGCCAATACCGGACAGTGTTACCAGACGCCAGCAAACACCCAGGTGCAAAACACTTGCACGGTGAGCACGTCGAACTCGAACGTAGTCTGTCCGGCCAATACATTCGTGGCGGGAGACGTGGGGAAAAAGCTGTTCGGGTCATCCGGCTGCAACCCCTTCGGATCGAACTCGACCATTCTGTATAACGCCCCGGTTACGATCAACTCTTTCACTAGCAATACGACGGTCGTAGTCAGTTCCGTGGCTCTCTCGAATGCGGCGTTCGCTTGTATCGTATGGGGCAATCCGGACGACACAGCGGCGGCTGCGCTCGATACCTTCATGGCGTCAGGGGCGAATACGGGCTGGATTTGCCCGAAAGTCTTCTTGAGCGCCGCGCAGTACATGTTCACCACGCCGCACTTCTACTCAAACCCAGCGGGCTGCCTGAATCTGCCTTCACTGACCGGCGGGCAGGCGCAGGGGAATATGTATCTGTCGAACGGCTTCGAGTTAGAAGGGCGCGGACCTGCAACCACGGTCATCTGGACGCCTCCGGACTTTCCCGAAAGTGGCGCGTGCAACCACGGGGCGGCGAATGATGCTTGTTTTGCGGTGCCGCTCGAGGGCCGATTCATCGGATTCCAGATTGCCGGAACTTCGTTCAACGCCGGAACCTCCGCATATCTTATAAACGTGGACGTGGGCTCTTTGGAGTATTTTACTTGCACCGGAGAGCGAGCGACAGGTGTAGAAGTAACCCACTGGGCGCAGTTGCAGCAAATCAACATCAGCGAGTGCGGCACGACCGGAATGTCGATAGGGAGCGGTGCTCTCTCCTATGGCAATCGCGTTTCGATTGAAAACAACAGTCCGGCAGGATTATCGGACGCGAACCTCTACGTCAGTGGCAGGTTCGTGTGCTATTACTGCCTGTTCTATGGCAGCCAAAACGGTACGAACAACGCAGTCGGAATCGGTTCAGCGGCGACAGGCAGCGTCACGCTCTACGAGCCTGCATTCAACATCAACGGCGGCACGAACGCCTATGGGTATGTCTGTCGAGCCTCGGGCTGCTACCTGAAAATTATAAGCAGTTCCGCGTCCTTCGGCATGAATGCCACAGCGAATCCAGTGACCAACTTCAACGGCATCTACTGCGGTGCCAACACCTGCACCGTGGACGTGCAAGGGCTAACCCTCGCGGCCAAGGGCACGGGAAACACCTACAACGCATCATCGGCATCGTCTATCTTCATCAATCGCGGCGGGAATAACTTCACGGGCGGCGCGGGCATCTCGAACACCGGATTCGTTCTGAATCTCGATTCGCAGGGCGTGGCTGGAATCACGGCGGCGAAAGCAGTTCTGAATGCGAGCTGGGGATCAACCGCAGCATGGACTAGTCTTCAGGGCGGAAACAGCTTCAGCGGCGTCATCACTGCCAGTGGAACCGGCCAAGCCGCTAACCCGACGATTACCTACACGTTTCCGACGCCCTTGTTTGCAGCTCCAAGTGTCTGCAACGCGGTACAGAACGGCGGCACGCAAGCGAACGGCACATTTGTTGCTTCGAGTGTGAGCGCGACCGGGGCAACGTTCACTTACTCAGGCACTCCCGGGGCGGGGAACACGGTGAACGTGGCTATATTTTGTCAGTGATGTAAAGGGGGCGTTATGGCGGCAAATCTACTTTCAACCCAAATCGGCGCGGCGGCAGTTTGTGCCTACGCCATTCAACTGGCGCAGAAATGGTCTAAACTGCCCTGGATTACCGAGCATACCCAAGGCATCAATACGGCCATGCGCATCGTCACTTCCGGCATTGCAGCTATGGGCATTACCTGGGCATGGTCGCCCGGGACTGATGGCGGGCATGTGCTGACCATCGCCATCCCTTCAGGTGCCGTCTTGCTCACGTACTTTTGGCATTGGTTTGTGCAATATGCCATTCAGCACGGCTGGGGCAATTTGCTGACACAGGGCCCACAGGCTGCGGCAGTTCCGCCCGCGGCTAAACCATGAGCCTATTCGAGCAGAACTGGTGGACGCACACCCGCATCGGCGATGGCATGATGTGGGTCGGCGGAGCCATCATCTCAGTGCTGGCGTGGATTGGGCGGAAGGTGCATAAAATCCACAAGATTGCTCTAAGCTGGAATGGGCATAAAGTCACAGTCGAGAACCATCGAAAGGCGGATTGACATGAAGCGCTGGGCGCTTTTGGTATTGCTGTCGGGCTTAGCCTGGGCGAATACACCGGGCAAGCATGCCGTTACGCTGACGTGGACAGCTTCCACGACCTCTGGAGTCACCTACAACGTTTATCGAGGCACGGCGGCGGGCGTATGCTCAGGAACCCCCATTCCTTACGCTACTGGCGTGTCCTCTACACAGTTCGTCGACTCGATTGGGCTCACGGACGGCCAAACGTTGTTCTATAACGTTTCGGCGGTGAAAGGCGGTGCGGAAAGTGCCTGCGATGGAGAAGTGCAGGTACAGATACCAGTGCTCCCGGCACCGCCTTCTGGGGTTTCTGTGGTGGCGCAGTAATTGCAAGACAACTGTTACGAAATCCGGAACTGTAAGAATTTGCAACATCAACAGGGGCAGATTGCGTATGGTTGTGAGCAATGGACGAGCGCGCGATTAACGGCAAGACAGCCGTCGACCGCATTTCTGCTGTTGCCCGTAAAATTTCACATTCGATGTACTACACGCACTCCCGACCGCCCGATTACGCCGACTTTCGGGATGCCCTAGGGCCCTACATTCACCGCGAGCTGCTGCTGGCCAGAATCGATGAAGCGCGCATGGCCGGATCCGCCATAGTGACCAGCCGAGTGAAGGAATTAAGCAGCGAACTGATGAAAATTGAGGTTATTCTGCCGAATGATGATCGGCATTGAAGCACTTCTAGGGTTCGCCTTCGGCGCCGGCGGGGCGTGGGCATTCATTAAGCAGAGCCGCAAGGATGTGAATGGCTTGGGCCGCAAGCTCAATGCAGAGATAGATAAGACGCAGAAGGCGCGGCTGGCTATGGCTTCAGCCATCATGCTGATTGCCCCAGAAGACAAGAAAGGCACCGTAGCGCTGCTTCTGGCAGACAGGGATAGCTGATATGGCATGGATTTACCATCAACTGACTGGCAAGTTTATCGATGCCACTGGCACCGTGCAGGGCATGGGCTATTCCGGGCAACCGCCGCACAAGAATGACCCAGACTCGCAGGCGCTGCACAATATGGGCCCTATCCCTTGTGGTATGTGGCAGGCAGTCGAACTGATTCCAGAATCAAGCACGCATGGCCCTTATGCTATTCGGCTCGAGCCCTACCTTGAAACTGAGACTTTCGGCCGTAGCGGATTCATGTTGCATGGCGACTCAATCGAGCGGCCGGGCTATGCTTCTGATGGCTGCATTATCCAGGCTCGCCTGGTGCGGGAGATGTTCTGGCAGTCGCTCGACCATGACATTCAGGTAATCAAAGGAGAAATAGCATGACGTTTTTGAAGAAACTCGGTTCGATTCTTGCTCAGGGCATCGCAGTTGCCACTGGCGTGTGGCCTCTGGTATCGGGGCTGTTCGGTTCTAACACCAAAGCGCAGAATACGGGGACGCTTATCATTAACGATTTAACTTCCATTGGGCAAGTGGTCGTGCAGGCGGAAGCTTTGATTCAATCAACAGGCTCTGGCCCGCAGAAATTAGCGGCGGCTGCCCCATTGGTTGCAAACATCGTAAAGACGTCGGAACTCGTCAGCGGGCACAAGATTGCCAATGAAGCCTTATTTATTCAGGGCTGCACGGATTTGACATCGGCAGTGGCTGAAATCCTGAATTCTTTGGATTCTGGCAGTTTACAGACGGCGGGAAAGCCGACTCCTCCGGTTCCTCCGGCGCAGACTGCCCCGGTGCCAGCATCATTGAGTTAATCATCATGGGCGGCACCGGATGGCTCACTGCCCCTTCTGGGCCGCCCCTATTTTTCGTAAATCCGTGATACCTCTAGGGTAAAGTCGATTTCTTCTTCAACTTGCGGCATTCTCGCGCCATGCTCAAGGGCCATCGCCACTACTTCTCGGATTCGTTCTGGACTCATTGCGTTCAAGGCGGGAGTGTGGGTGCGTATTTCAATTCTGAAACCTTTGCATACATCTTGCGTTGTCATCTTGCCTCACTCCTCAACTCTCGGCTTCTTGTTTCATCGCTGCGCGGATTGCGTTTCGGGCATCACCGAAATGCCCCGTTGTGCATTCTCCCGCGTCCCCAGCTTCTTCGTCAGAGGAAAACCACTTCACCCAGCACGTCTCGCCGTCGCTGGAGCAGATTACCTGCCCCGAGTAGAAAATCATCCAGTCAAGCAATTCCGTATCTGTCGCCATAATCCCTCACTCCTTAACTCATGTGAGTGTGCTGCCATCTACACCATCACCCCGTATGAGCCTCTCTGCCGCTTATAGCCAACGGTTCGCTGTCTGTTCGTGCGTTGCTGCATAGAAACTCAGTTACTCTACAAACTCAAACCCATTTTTCTGTGGGCGCATTTGTTGATTACAGTTTGTGCATACAAACATTGTTCATCACTCCTTCCTCAACTGTGTCTACAATGCATCGCCTGAGCGTGCCTCGCTCGGGTCCCTACCCATTAACCACTTCGTGCGTGATGGATAGATTAGGGTAAACCTTCAGGCGTGATCCATTTTTGTCTGTGATGATCGTGGCAATGCCGTTCTTTTCGGTATCAAATACGAACTTTGCTTGAAGCTTCCACGCGGTTTCAATAGCTTCGCGCTCATCGTCGGTTTCTGTTGCTACCACAAAGTATTTCTTCGGTTTGTACATATCCGACCACTTTCTCCTACGCTTGGGGGTAGGGACCCATCCCACTGCTGTCTGTTCGTGCGTTGCTGCATAGAACTGAATTGCCAGCGGTTCATTTCTGAGCGAAGGAGCTGTATTCGACATTGCTGGAAACAACGCATACCGCCTGATTCTGCTCCTATTCGGCGGACTCCCTACCGCTGGCAAACTTGTTCATGGCTCACTTGTTACTCGGTACGCCGGGAGCCGCCCCGGTCACGAAATGTAATAAACGTGTACTTCTAGATGGCCGAGTACGTACTCATGCACAACTGAGACGATTTTGCTAGCGTCTGGAATGGCGTAATTGATCTTTGCCAAAAGATCGTCCCCTCCGGGTGAATCGCGGTGGATGATTGTTCTGAGCAACATTGGTGCATCAGCCATTTTTCTTCTCCTCTGCTACGGCGGGGGAAAGAGCACGGATTGCCTTGCACATTTCTTGCAGTGCGAACATGGCGATTCCCCCGTATATGCCATCATCCTTGGCGCTAGCGACCGACAAAGATAGTTCTGTCGCAGCCTGAATCGCTGCCTCGATTCCCTCTTCGTAGCCCTGCTTGCGGGCTTGGGCCTCGCGTGCCGCTGCGTAGGCGATTAGAATTTCCGCCCAATCGTGATAATCCAACTGCTCGGGATAGAAAAAGTCCCCAATCATGGCCGCAGCCTCCGCATCGTAACCTTTTTACACTTGCAGCATTGCCAGAAGCTGCATCTGCAACCGTTTATGATGAAACTATAATCATGACGGCAAAACAGCGATTTGAACCAACTAGCCATTGTTCTTTCCCTCCTTCGCCCCGGCCTCGGACAGCGCACGCTTGGCCTCACGCAATGCGGATCGCTGTACGGCTAACGCTGTTTCCCGGTTCGCCCGATCCAGCAACACCCGAATGCGTTCGCTCATGACTTTGCCGTAAAGCGCCCAATCGAATTCGGGGCGGTTGGTGTTAGTGTTGCTTGATCTGGAACCT